TCTGAATCACAAATCCATAAAGACGCCAAGTTATTACTAAAGTCTCTATTAGATAAACGTACAAAAATTATTATTGAAAAGCAATGTTATGCTGGGTGTAGTTTAACAGAATATCCAATTGAATATTCCGAAACTAGTAAAGCTGAATTAGAACACAGATTTGATTTTAATAATTCTAAAAAAAGTGCTGATGTTGCGTTATTATCTATGGATAAAATTAAATATATATTTGAAATTTGTCACAAACATAAAACTAGTGATGATGCTAGACCAGAACCATGGTTTGAATTTGACGCAACTGAATTAGTTAATACCGCAAATACAAATTTTAAACAAGATGTTATTAGAATACCGTGTATCAGAAACAATTATCTTTGTGGCAATCATATAGATTATTTCGGAAACAATGAAATTGGCAATTTGAGTGAAAACAGTGAAAGTATTAAAACAGAAGAACAATATTCATATAAGTGTCATAATGATAATTGCTGTAATCACTTAATGATTAATGATGATACTGATTGGCATTATTGTATAACCTGTAAACCAAACTTTCTTTGTATAAACTATAACTTATGTCGAAGCACGCGAGTACAATATCTAGAAAGATGTCCTAATTGTAATATTGGAAAATCCACATATATATTTTTAGAAAATGATAAACCTTGTCAGAAATGTGGTAAACTAGATGATACAAAACTATTATATCCTTCTTATTGTGGGCATTATTTTTGTATGGACTGTTCTAGAGACAGATTATTCCAGGATGACAATAAATCACGTATTTGCCCTATTAAATATGGATGTCCGCCATGTATTCATTTCAAAAAAGAAAATAAATCCTGTATTTCACGCCCATGTTGTGAAGAAGATGATATAATTATTGAAAATTTTGAAAGATTACAACCACATAATTATAAAAAATGGGAAATGGTCGAAGAAAAATCATTAAATGAATATAATAGAAATTTTAATAATAGTTGTTCAATATGTAAAAAAGGAATTAGTACTTTAAAGGATGCTAACGAACAATTTAATAACTCTATAGATGTATCAAATAGGATTGATCAGTTAGAGAAAATACAAAAGGATTTATTAAATTACAATAAATTAAAGATATATAAAGAACTGAATGATAAAATTAATACTAAAAAGGAATTTATAAAGTTCGAAGTATCTAAATATCAATTATTATTTAGTGAAAATATAGATAATATTGATAGACTAAATATATTGCTGCAAGAAATACCCAGTATACAATATTTATATGATATAATAGATAAGATCAAAAAAACAATAAAACAATTACAAAACGAAAATGATATTAAAATATTAAACACACTAAATAGCATATCCAATAAAATAGATAATTGTAAAGAAAGACTGGATAAATTATATACATTACAGGAAGAATTAGATATTCAGAAAAAACTTATAAATTCAAACAGCTCTAAAATAACTAGTATTATTTCAGGTATTGAATCAAAAATAAAATTTCTTACTAATAGATTTAATACAGAGTTTGTAGAAATCAAAGATGAAACATACTTATTAGATGATTATAAAAATATTTACGATGTAGATACAAACAAATATTTAGGTAAATACTTTAACAATAAACTATTACCAATTACTTCGGCCTAAACCCTTATACTAACCCTACTTTGTACCAAATTGAATAACTTTTGCTACCTAACCCACACACTCTACACAATCCACAAATGGACTTTACCAGCATGACTACACCCAATCTCGAGGCCTTTATCAACCGCTACCCGCAACTAGTCGAAGAAGCCATCGCCAGCGCCAAACAGAACATTCGCAATGCCCAGACTCGCGTCAACGCCTCGAAGGCTCGTATGATCAAGGCGCGGATTCAGCCGGATTTCGAGGCTAAGCCGGAGCAGATGTCGAAGGAGCAACTCGCCTATCACAAGAACTGCGTGGAACACGCCGAAGCTATCAATCGGCATCGCGACATCTACAATTGGGCACCAAAGTACCTCAAATTTCTGACGGCACCGGAGAATGACTACATCCGCCACGAACTTGATCAGGAATACGCCGAGTGGACCTGCCTCGAAGACGCCATCTACAATATCAACGAGGTCTACCTAGAGTACCTACTGGAAAATATCGAGTACCCGTGTAACTGTGGTGCGGGTAGCGATAACTACCAATACGGCCTCTACTTCGGCACTATTCCCTCTCGGCACATCTACATCGACCACAAAGGTAAGTGTTCTCACGGTACTAAAATGATACTAGCGGACAAGGATTATTTGCTCAATCAGTTGGACTTTATCGGTACAAAGAATGTGGATATTCTACAACTTGAAGTGTTTTAGAGGTTTGTTACATATAGCTTAGCATTTTGGTTAAAATAACTTACTTTGAATTAAAAATATTTGATTATAGTAATAGTATATCGATGTTTATACCATTATTATACCTACCAAAGAGGTACAAATCAACCCCACATACAAATAATATACAAAAGGGTGGCCGTACCACCAACATCGACACTTTTTACACATCGTGTAAATTAAAGAAACGGGACTCAGATGCTATATGGACTATAGATACTACAATTCAAGACGCAAGTAATGCTAGTGATGGCTTCGCTTTTGTAGGATTGACTAAATTATTAGAAGAACCCGTTATTGTAAAGATACTAATCAATAATATTAGAGGTAAAAGGGAACGAAATATTCAAAGATTGTTTATAGAATACCCCCATAGAAACATAGTTCAGGGTATTTGTGACTTAACCTGTTTAGATAAAGAATTTAGATGGCTTAAACCTGTAAAAAATCAACAAGTGTGTACAAAAGATGGAAATACAGAATTTATTGTAATAATTCAAGAGTTTATAAGGAATGGTGACCTAAGTAATATGGAACCTTGGACTACTCAAAATTGGATTAGTGTAACATTACAATTAACTTTTTGTGTGATAGAATTATTTAACAAATTCGGATTTATTTATGAAGACTGGAAACTTAGAAATATACTTTGGGACACAACTAGTGATGAAGAGTTTGTATATAGGGCTTATAGGAAAAGCTGGACTGTAAAAACATATGGAATCAGACCGGTATTTACAGATTTTGCCAGAAGTGATATACTAATGACAAAAAAACAAGACTGGCACCTAGCAGTTCAATTGTCTTTAGTATTTGATATGATGGCCTATAAATGCCCAAATAAAAGGTTACAGTCGGCTACAGAAAAAATGGCATATCAAATAGAAAAAAGAGAATCTATTGGTGAAATACTAGAACATGTAGAATATATTTATGTCCTGTTAACAGATTATAAATATATTTTATAAAATGCCTAGATTTTTTACACCTTCGCACATTTAAAACGCCGATTTTATAATTAAATAAAAATTGAAATATTTTAATATAAACATAAAATAATATAAAATAATAAATATAATGAATAATCTTAATATAAATGAGAATGATGATAAATTAAATTTGATAAAACAAATTTACAAATATAAAGAAAAAGGTTGTGAAATTAATAGACATTATTCAATATCTGATGATATTAATGAATTAAAATTTCAGTTAGCAATATTACAAGATAATGAACGCAAGTTTCACATTGAAAAAGAATTAAAATCTTATGAATTTCTGTTTAAAATTAAATCTGGTTTATCAGGTGAACTAATGCCACCAAAAGAAGAATTATTAAAATTTTGTTTTGGTTCAAATGAATATTATGAATATCATAAACAACAATTAAACTCGACGTTTTAAATATGCGAAGGTGTAAAAGACAATACAAAGCACTATAAAACCTATAATGACTATTTAAAAAAAAAATTCTAATTACGAAAAAGACCGTTTGAATTTGTTCTGGTCTTGTTAATAACAATCTTATCTGAGTCGTCTACATAGAAATAATCTCCGACATGAAACTTGTCGAAACGAAAGCTAGGATAAGCCGAATAGATGTCATTTCCACGAATCTCGTATTGGCATTCTAGCAATTGTTGGAGATCACTATTTGTAATAAAGAGAGGATGGCTGATTTCAACGAGTGAGATGACATACAGTCCATTGTAGCGAACGCGAGTCTTCATGTTCAAAAAACTAATAGAGAATAACATCAAATGGTCCAGGTGGCACTCGTATTGTGGATTGTTGAAATGTGACCTAAGCACATTGTTAATTTCTTGAATTTTAGGCGAATCCTTACAAATCAATCGTTTTGAGGAGGTGGAGAAGATGATAGTGTAGCCGTATCTGGGCATATTTGCTTGTGACTAAGATGTTTTATCCTAGTAAAGTATATTATTATCAATTTTTAACCTTTGTTCACATAAACACCCTACATTTAGGGTGTTTATGTGACAAATCTGTTACCATTATGTGAACTATGGTTAATAATAGCATAAATATCATTATTGAAAATTGATAATAATGAAACCATTCTAGATACATCTTATACAATGGAAACATTCGTTGCTCGCTACCCAGAGCTGGTCAAGGACGCCATCACGGCCGCTAAAAACGAAATTAACCAACAGACTTTAGTCAGAGACTCGGCCGCTAAGAGGGTCCAGGAACTCCGCGCAATTGACAAGACCAGCTCCTACACCTCGATTGGTAGCAATGCCGGCCAGGCCGAAATCGGCTACAACATCGAGGAGGCTCGACTCTGTCACGAGATTGAGCAACTAGAACTTATTCGCGAATGGGCCGATGCCTATCTAGAATACATCAAGAGTCACGAGGATAGCTACAACTTTAAAAGCTTTCATACGTTTTCCGACCTCTACACAGCTGTAAATAACAACCACATCAATCGTTTAATCCAGGGACACCGATTCGAGTGTAAATGCCAGTTTTTCGGCTACAATATGAATGATAATAACCACCACTACACCAGCGGAGAAGAGTGTTGTTCGCAGGGTGTTCCTGTACACCTATCAAACATCACATCGGCATCTAAGAAGATTGGTCTTATCGGCGAGCAGACTCCAGATAAGCTCAACATTTATCCTGTCCCTAATACTTTTTTAGACTAGAGTAATACACTAAAAATAATAGTATCATTTAGTTAACCATAATTCACATTATGTGACATAACTTTGTGAAGCAAGGTTTAGTATTTTATCTTTGTAACTCTTGTACCCAATAGGTAGCACGCTTGTCCTCGGTATCTAGTTTCTCTACACGATTACCAAATACATCGGTTTTCCTCTTATATACTTGTATGCGGTACTTACTAGGTACTTTCTCTACCTTTAGGCTTTCCAAATCATCCTTTACAATATCCTCTAATCTACAATGTAAATTAGTAAATATATCATAATGCTTTGCTTCTCTATATTCAACAAACCCCGCAAAATAACAAGAATAAACCACAAAACAAATAGATTCATATAGTTGTACTCTTTCTTTGGCCGAAAGGCTGTTTACTTTTCTTTTAGGGGATATATTGGAGTGGTATAGTATCTCTGATTTGGCATAGTTGCCTATACCCGCTAATATACTTTGGTCTAATAGAAATACACATATATTAGAATTACCATTTATATCTATTAGTTCATTTAGAGAACGTTGGTTGAATTCCTCTGGATTGAATATGTATAATCCTAATGTATCTATTTTTACAAAAAAGTCTTTGGGTTTTAGTAATTCTAGAGTACCGTAATTGAGCATATCATAGTAATATAACCGTTTGTCACCAATTAAGAAATTAAACCGCTTATAAGGTTTGTCGGGTTCTAGACTCAAATAGCCAGTTAAACCAAATTGTATAGTTAGATATAGTTTGGTATTAGAGACTTCTAGTTTAATATACAATACTTTTCCTCTACAATTTATTTCGGTACATTTCATTGGCTTTCTAAATAATTCTACATTCTTAATTCCCTTGTATGTATTTTCTACTATTTGTAAGAGCTCTAATCCTTCAAAATGCTTCTTCACACACTTAGTAGTCCATCGTATTTCTACGCCTTCTGGCATTTTATTCTTATTGTATATGAATATATTTAAATTTATACATCTTTAGCTCCAGATTTGTCAATATGGATACTAGTTAGTTCATATGGATCGGTCTGGATATGTTTAGTTTCATGATTTATTTGTAGTCGTTTTAGTTCGTCCATTTCCTTCTTTTTGAATCTTCGGTATTCTTCATAGAAGAACATTGGTGGGAAGTATTTACACATATTTTGAACTTCTATAATTTGCTTCTCTAGCTCCTCTATAAAATTCTCATCCGAATGGTCTACAAACTCAAACTTTATGCTAGTGATTATCTTTTCATATCTATCAGCTACATCTCTATGTAATTCACTTTTAGTACCAAATTGTAAAGTACTCGATAAAGCCTGTACAAGACTACTAATAGCCGCTATTATACCTACTGTTATAGAGGAAATGTATTGAAATTGTGGAGATACACCACTAGAAGTAGACATAAAAGACATGATACCTGATAGAGATGTTAGTAGAATAGATGGAATTGTTATACCAAGATTACGGCGTTCATAGTATTCCGAGGACCTAGAATGAATCCATTTTAATTCCTCTAAGCGGTCTATATATTCTGTCAAAAAATGTTTAGAACGCTCTGAAAGTACATCGGAGTCCGCAATGCGTTGTTGAATACCAGCACAACTGTTGTACGACCTATCTTCTCCGAGTGTTCTTCGGGGATTAATTATTTTTCTAGAAATAGCTGTCTCTATTTGTTGACCTATTCTTTCGATAGATGCCTCTTTATCTATAGCTTGTGTAGTTTCACTAGAATGTTCTGTGCCTATATCGAGGTCACTGAATGAACCCTTTTTGGTTGGCGGTTTTTTAGAAGCTTGTTTTGACATAAGTTATTTAATTAGGAGATATTTATTGGCTAAATTAATCTAAAGTTAATAATAGTAGGCCCTAATGGTTTTTTGTAAGTTATCTAAAAATACCAAGTCTAGATTGTCTAGACTAGAAAATACTATAGAGACGTCTAGTACAAATGCCAAAGATATAGTAAATAGTCATATTGAGACTAATTTAAAGGCAATTGATGACAAGAAACGTTCTATTGCCGCTAAAATATCTAAAAAATTAGAAGAACAAAAAAAGGAAATTAGAGAAAAGATTATAGCACCACATGAAGAGCTTAGAAAGAGTAATAAGGCAACTATGTTCTATGTTGATATTTGTCTATCCTTAGTGGCTGGTATATTTGTCTATAAGATGTTTCCTTCTATTAAAAAATTCTTTAGTACTGAGAAATACACCAAAAAACAATATGAGGCGGCTATGAAACTTCCCGAAGATGCCTATTCTAGAAATGATTTACAAAAAGCCAGTGAATTTAAAAAATCATTTCAAGACTGGATGACATATTATAAGGGCGAAGATGCTTTTAGTGAATACAATTTAGGTACTACGGAAATTCGCAGAGGTAATGATCTCCGCGAACCAATTCAGTTTATGATCCAATATGTTATTCCCTATGTTATATTAGCCTACATTGCCTGGTTTATTATAAAGTATTTCAAATATGTAATTGCTGCTATTTGGGGTTTCTTTGTAACCGTATATCAGTTTACAACCAGAAAAATAACATGTAAGTTGGCGGAAAAGTGGTATATCCGCTTAGCTACTGGCTGGAGTAGATGTAATCCCCAGTTTGGTGAATATGTTGATGAATGGAAAAATAGATATATTAAACGGCCTATAGCCGAAGAACGTATCAATTACCTTAAAGGTGTCGAGACAGTTAAAGTTGCCTACAAACAAGGTGGTTATAAGTTACCCTTTGGTTGGCTCTGGGACTGGATTTACGACTTTTGGTATACCTATGTCGAACTTCCTACACAAGAATTATACTTACAACTTATACAATTCCACCCCACCTATGTTGTCTATCCGTATGATATATTATCTGAAAAACCCAAACCCTATGCTAGTAAAACAACAAGTGGAAAAGTATGTAAATGCCCTCCTAAAAGAACTGTCTATAATAAACTCAATTGCTATCTTAAAAAGTCACGGTGTAAGATATCTAAAAGAACTAGAAATGCGAAAAATACTATTAGTAATACTAGCGAAGGTATTCAAAATATTAGAGATAACGCCAATAAAAAACTTGATAATTTGAAAGAAAAGATTCCTAGTGCTCCTAGTTGTGATACTTTGGAAACTAAAACTAAAAAGGCCGTTCAAGGCGTTTGGACACTCCTTATGATAATTACTACGGGTGTAATAGTGTATAGTCTGATGTACAAGACACCTAAACTAATTGATAAGATATTTGATCCTGTCTATAATTTCACTGATAGTTACATACCTAGTATGTCCTTACCCACTAAATCATTGTCTGTTATTGCTATTTATTTTAGCATCTTTATTTCAATGGGATTGTATGGGTTTGTATTCTAAGTACTAAATTATTAATTAAATTACCCTACAAAGTAATTTAATTATTATTTATTTTTACTATTCATTTTAAAATTCATACCTATTGTTCTTCCGAAGACTTCTTCTTCTTACCTAGTAGCTTCTTCGGAACCTTAACCTTAGTTCCAGCAGGTGCCTTTTCTACAACACCTTCTAATTCACTCTTGGTTTCAGCTTCCATCGGCGGCGGCTTTACTTCCTCCGTCGGTGCTTCCGAAACACCCTTGAGTAGCTGTTCTAGGACACTAGGTGCTACATCAAGCTTCTTCTTACCAGCAGGTGCCTTCTTTTTAGGCTTTTCCTGTTCTTCTTCAACCACAGTAGTTGTTTCTTCGGCTGTAGTGGCAGCAGTAGCAGCAGCATCGGCCTTCTTCTTTAAAACACGCTTCTTGGGTGCGGGTTTAGCTGGTTCTGTTACAGCTTCCGTAACTAATTCGGTTTCTGCTACAGCTTCTGATTCAACAGTTGGTTCTGCTACAGCTTCCGTAACAACAGTTGGTTCCGATTCAACAGTTGGTTCTGAAAGTGTTTCACTACCTTCGGCAATAGTCTTTTTCTTTAAGGTGCGCTTCTTGGGTGTCGGTTTAGCTACAGGAGGTGCTTCTTCAGTCACAGTGGCAGGTTCTTCTGCTACAGGACTGGCCTTCTTCTTTAGTGTGCGCTTCTTAGGACCCGGTTTGGAGCTAGTTGTTTCTTCACTGGTCACCGATTCAGGCTCTTGTGTGACAGTTGCCGGCTCTTCTTCCTTGTACTCGTGTTCGCAGTCGTACTTGGATAGGCGAGAGCGCCAGCCCTTCGGTACACTCATATCGCCCTTGGCACTCTTACGAAGAATGAAGTAGCGATTGTGTTTGTTCCACTCACGTAGATCGGCATAATCATCGTCATTTACAAGACTGTTGATATCGCGATAGAATACCTTGCCGAGTTCACTGTCACGAAGACGCTTCATTTCATCGGCGTTTTCAAGGTCTTTGACAATATCACCAAATAGAGCCGTGCCGGACTTTAGGTTGAACATGCTCTTGGCATCGGCATCACTAATTACACTAAAACCATACTCTTCGGCAATCTTGGTAAAGTATTTAGGGTGTAATAGATATTCCGAGTAGTAATCATCCGAGATACTCTCAAACTTGATATCAATCTTAAGTCCCACATTGCTACTAGTCTCTAGGAATGGCGTGTTTTTATTGTAGGCCTTCTTAATCTGCCATACCGGCTTGCTCTTTACTAAGCCACTATATACTTGACCCGCCTCAAGGTGTTCGAGCCACTTGAAGATTTCTAGA